CAGATCCAGGCGAGCGGATTGAGTCGCTCGGCCAGGTGCGAGGCGGCGAGCGCCCGGACGGTCTGTAGGGTTGCCCCGGCGACGAGCCGGACCCGAGCCGTCACCGCCACCGGGACCAGGACTGCCGGGAGGATTTGCAGCGCGACCCCCTGCGGCCGGAGGGGATCAAGCAGGGTGAGCGTCGCCCGGATCAGCTCGGCGTTGGCCGGCTGTCCGTCCTCCGATAGCACGTAGAGTCGCACCTCGCCCGCGCGATCCAGCGTCACCGCCTTCGCCACCCCCGGCACGGCCCGCGCGATCTCGGCGTAATCGATCGGCGTCACGGCCCGCCACAGGTGGGTCAGGAGTGCGCGGCCGCGGTCCAGGGCGTCGGCGTCGAGTTCCGAGTCGATCCCGCCCGCGAACGGCTGGGGGTTGTCCACCGTCGACACATACGGCAGGAGCGGGTACAGGTGCGTGACCTGGTGCGCCGCCACGTTGCCAACGGACCCGCCAAGCTCGCTCGCGCACGGGACATCGGCCTGGGTCTGTCCCGCCGGCACGACCACCTCGATGGTGTTCGCGAACCCCAGGCCGGACTCACTCAGAAACCGCGTTCCGCTCGGGACCAGCAGATCGCGCGGGGCCGCCTCGCCCAGCGTCAGCCGCACGGTCCCCACCGCCGCCACGGCGCCCTTCTTCTGAAGCCCTAGATAGTTGACCCAACTGACCAGGCTCGCGTCGGGCAGGCGGTTGAGTCGCTCGCCCAGCAAGATCACCTGGTAGAGCAGGGCGTCTAGGACCGCGATCCCCGGATCGGAGGGGAGCAGGGCGGTATAGTCCGGCGCGTCCGCCGTGATCCGGTCGGTCGCATCCTTATATAGGTCCGGATAGCCTTTGTCCCACAGGACCGGCGGCGTCACGCCGCTCATGCTGCCCCCTCCCACCGCGCCAACTCGCGGTTATAGCTGATCGACACCGCGACAGCGATCGCCTTGTCGAGTACCAGATACAGATCAAACCGGAGCCAGCCGGGAACCTCGGAGCTGATGACGATTTTGGTCAGTGTCAGTCGAGGCTCCTGGTCGACGGCGTCGAAGATCTCCGCCCGCATCCCGGCGAGTGTCGCCTGGTTAATTGGCATGTCGAGCCACCGCCACAGGTCGGACCCGAACCATGGCCGCATCAGCCGCTCGCCCTTGCGGGTCGTGAGAATCACGAAGACCGCCTGGCGCAGGTGGGCCATCCCCTGTCGCACCGCCAGGCCGCCGTCCTGCACGGTCGGCGTAAGCGCCCAGCCCAGACCCACGATCTCCCCTTCGCGCGTCGGTCTAGTCATCACCGTTCCACTCTGGCGGCCCCGATCCGGGATCACGCGGCAGTCCTCTGTTCGTATGGTGCGTGAGCGTCCCCAGCACGTCGTACACCTCGCCATGGACCACCAGGTTGCCGAACAGGTGCAGCTCGGTGGTCGTGATCCGAATCTTTCTGATGCGCCGATCCATCAGCATCTCATTACCCCCAGAATCGCGGACCACCAACCGATCTAACGTGGCGGCCGGCGGGATCAGGTCCTGCTGGCTGTAGATCGCCCCCAAGACAAAGCCCTGTTCGTGCGCATGCCCCTGGAACAGGCAGACGACGAGTTCCCCCAGGTCCGGCAGCCAGAACATCTGGTCGCGATGCGCCTTGTGCTGCAGCACCAGGCACCAGTACGAGACCTGCATGTCGTTGTCGGGGAACTGCACGCGGACCTTGCAGCCCTGTACCCGCCGCTCCACGACGATGCCGACGCGAATGACATTCTTGCTCGCCCGCTCCAGCGCGGCGATCCGGCCCTCCAGTGTCTTGATGATCTCGATCATGCCGCCTGCTCCACCGGGCCGCCGTCGCGCGCGTATCCTGTCAGCCGCACGCGGTAGCCAGACTGTTTGTCATAGCGGTGCGCGGCGGACTCGATGTGATAGACGCCATCGAACAGGGCGCCCTCGCCGTCGATCTCGACATTGACGCCGCCCTTCAGCTCCGGCACGCCCAGACAGTCGAACTCGGCGGCGATCCGCTGCGTGTTTGCGAGCTTCAGCCGCTCGCGCGCCGTCCGCTCGGCCTGCTCGCGCGACTCCAGCCGCTCGGTCAGCACCAGCTCTTCGACGTTGCGGATCCGGGCGTCTTCCACCGTCACCTCGATCTCTTCTTTTTTCTCCGGATCGAAGTACCGCGCCTTAGCTTTCCGGTACGTCCGAAAGACGTGATAGCGGAAGCTGCGCCGCTCCAGCAGCCCCTCCAGCGACAGCGGCGGATTATTGGCCGAATCCTCGACCCATCCGCGCTGCCACAGGATCAGCGTCGGATCCTCGATCCGAAACACGAACCCGAACTGCTCCGCCAGGCGGGTGAGGAATTGTAGATCGTGCTCCTCTTTCTGATCTTTGCGCAGCAGCTCGATGTCCTGGCCTTTGAGGTCAGGCGTCAGGTTGTGTTCCTCGGCGATCTGTCGCGCGATCTGAAACAGCGTCATCCCCTCAAACCCGCGTGTTTTCAGCGTCCGGAAGTCCTGCCGGACGGCATCGCTCGCGAGGCCGCTCACGCGCACCCGCGAGGGCGGGTCCTCGTTGCGAATCTCGTCGATCTTGTAGCGGCCCATGAAACTCCATGTCGGTCGGTCGGCATACCAGACATAAAACTCCAACTCGTCGCCGAGCTGAAACGTGTCGGGCTCGCTGAAATAGCCGTCGCGATCCTCCAGCTCGATGTCGAAATCGTGCGCCTGTGCATGCTCCTGGAACGTCACCTCCAGGCTCACGACGCGCCGCGAGATCTCGGCCTGCAGCCGGTCGCCCCGGAACAGCGTAACCCGCCAGAGCGCGAATCGCAGATCCTTGTCGCTGTCGAGCCCCATCCATCCTTACCGCTTGGGCGGGATCTGCAGGCGCAGTCCCACCGGCAGTATCGCCACAATCGGCGCCGTTGGATTCGCCGCCAGCAGGTCCCGGTAGCGCGCCGGCGTCCCCAGAAAGCGGTACGCCAGCAGGTCCCACCGGTCGCCCGTCTGCGTGACATAGGTCGTCATACAAACTCCCGCAGCGTCACCGTGGCGACGACCTCCAGGATTCGGCCGTCCGGAAACAGCTTCTGGTAGTCTCGCTTGACCTCGGTGATCACGTATTTGCCCAGTACGTCGCCGCTATCGAGGATGAACGGCAGCGGGACCCAGTACCCGTTACTGTCCTCTGTCAGCGCCGCCGCCTCCAGCCGCGCCAGCTCTCGCTTCGGGTCGCAGAACTGCGCGTGAAAGCGGATCCGGAACTGGTAGTCGCGCGGCTCATGCCCCGTATACTGGAGCTTGGTTTCTTCGCGGATGATCGGGTGCTCGGCGTAGGTCCATTTCTTCGACCCCGTCAGGTCTAGCGGCTCCTTCAGCCGCTCAAACAGGATGCTCCCGAGCTGCCCCATCATGATCGTTTGCCACCTCGGTCATTGCGAGGCGCAGCCAAAGCAATCTCACGGTCGTTCAGGACAACGACGATGCTATTGCCGCGCTCCCTTCGGTCGCTCGCAATGACGGGATCGATTATATGGCGTACTTCCGGCGCATGATTTTTTCAAACTCCAAGCTCGTCTCTTTGGCGATCCGCTGCACCAGGTCCTTGGTCTTGCCGGTCCCGCCGGTCTCGGCACCCTCAATCTTAATGTTGAAGGTGAAGTACATTGGCCCCGTCCCGGCCCCCGCCAGCGCCAGGCGCGGCCCGGCCGGACTCGACGACGGCGTCAGCGTCACGGCGGCCGCCTTGAGCGTGGCCGTGAGCCTCTGAATCAGCGCCTGGGGCCGCACCGTCTCCGCGATCGTCTCGATGATCCGGACCTGATGCAGGGTGGCGAGCGGCCCTTCCTTCGCCGGAGAGAACGGCAGGAGGTTTTTGATCGACTGCGCGATCTCGCGCATCTTCTTGACCGGCAGGCCGGCCAGGTCGGCGATGCCCCGCGCCAACATCGTGGGGATTTGCTGCCCGGCATGATACCAGTGCCGGATCAGCTCGCCGGGGATGTTGGTGAGCATCGCCAGCAGTCGGCCGACCGTCTGCCCGATCCGCGCGCCAGTGGATTCCCATGCGTGGCCAACGTCCTCGATGGGGCTGACGATCCACACGATCAGATTGTAGAGCCACCGCAGCGGCGTCAGGATCGCCCACACCGTTGTCCCGATGATCCGTAGGACAATCGAACGCTGTGCGATCTCATTCCACCCCTCGCCGATCCCGCGGAAGAGGCCCTTGAAGAAGCCCGCGAGCGGCCCCCAGAATTTATAGATCAACAGGGCCGCCGCCGCGATGCCGACCAGAATGGCCGTGACCGGGTTGCTGAGCATCGCCATGGTCATCGCCCGAATGCCCCCCGCTGCGGCAATACTCGCCTGCAGACTGGCCCACTGCGCCGCGACAAAGCCCCACGTCGCCGTCGTCGCGCTGATCACCGAGGTCCGCACGGTCGTGGCCAACAGCGACGCCTGAGCCCGGAGCCAGCCCAGATTGAAGATCGTCGCCTTGGCCGACGCCCATTGCGCCTCGGTCCACGACCATGTCACACGCGCGGCGCGTTGCAGTTGCGCCCAGGTGACCTCGATCCGCTGGCCAAGCTTGCCCCACAGGGTCGGCGCCTCGGCCGCGATCCCCAGGTAGCGCAGCCGGTCGGCGGCGCTGACCGTCAGCAGCCGCAGGATCCCGGACCGCGCGACGCCGGACCAGTTATGCAATGTGCGCAGCCCCGTGATCGACTTGTCGACCACGTTGATCAAGGCGCCCAGGGCGAGCGCCCCGCCCCCGATCCCGATCGCGAGCCCGGCGAAGCCGAGCGTCGACAGCCCCAGCATCTTGGCGAGGATCGGATGGCGCGACACGAACAGATCCAGCCACGCCGACAGATCGCCGAATCGGTCGACGAGCATCTTCAGCTCCGGCGCGATGGCGCGCCCGAGCGCGGCGGTGGCGTTGATCCAGGTACCGTAGGCGGCATCCCAGACCGCACTGAGAGTCTTGAGAATCACCGCGGTCCGCTGCTGCAGGTTCGCCTGTTCATCCATCCGCGCCTTGAACGTGTCGAACCCCTTCGACCCCTCCTCGATCATCTTGTTAATCTCGGCCAGTTCAAAGACCCCCTGACCGAACAGCGAGGCGAAGACCTTCGTCCGCTGGAAGGCGTTGAGGCTCTTCAGTTTTTCCATCTCCACAAACAGATTCCGGACGCCCTTGAACCGGCCGGTCTTGAGGTCCACGACATCGAGGTGGATCCCGAACTGCGCGAGCGCGGCGTTCGTCTCCAGTATCTTCTTCTGGTTGCCGAACTGCGACAAGAGCAGCGACAGGTTGGTGCCGGCGCGGTCGCCGGAGATCCCCATACGGATCAGCATGGCGCCCAACACCGAAACCTCCCTCGCCGATTCCAATCCGCGCAACTTCATCAGGTTCATCCCGGTCGAGGCGCGAGAAAAGAAGTCGGTCAGCGATTCAAGGTTGACCCCCATAAAACTCGCGCGCTGAATGGTGTCGAAGAACGCGAGCATGTCCTTGTCGGCCACCCCGGTGGCGTTGCGCAGCTTCACGGCAGCCTCGGCCGCCGTGGCGTAGGGAACCTTCAAGACCGCGCCTAACTGTACAGCGGCCTCGCCGAGTCCGCCGAGGATCTGCGTTTCCTCGATGCCGAGCTTAATCAGCGTCGAGAACGCCGCCGTCACATCCCGCGTCGTGCCGGGGAATGTGGTCCCCAACTGCACCGCCAGGGCGTTGATCTCGGCGAGTTTCTCCGACGCCTCGCCGGACTGTTTCAGCAGGCCGACCTCCAGGCTGGTCTGCGCCTCCTCAAGATCGGAGAAGGCTTTGATAGAGCCGGCGAGGGCGCCGGCCGCCAGCAGCCCGTTCGCGATGGAGCCGCGCCCGAAGGCGGTCAGCGACTCCGACGTGGCGCGCAGCTTCTCCTGAAGTTTATTGAGCTGCCGCCACGACTGATCGGTCGCCCGGCCGACGACCTTCGACATCTCGTCGTAGGCCTTCAGGGTCATGGCGACCGTAAAGGCGGTCTGTAGCCCGGTCATCAGTCCTCCACGTCAGGCGTCATTGTCTGCGCCAACTCGCCGGCGCGGGCAATCCAAAACAGCAGCTCGCGGATCGGCATCGCCATCAGCTCGCCGAGGCTCCAGCGGGCGAAGCGGCTGAGACCGAGCACGAGACCGGCCGGGTCGGCTGGGACAGGCCCAACGCCGGCAGTAAGGCTAAAAAATCCGGCAGCGGCATCGCCGTCACGTCCTCCAGCATCATCCGCGTCCCGTCGATCTCGACCAACATCGACACCAGCGCCAGCGGCAATTGCTCCTGGGTCGTCACCATCATCTGCGCGTTGACCAGGTCTCCGGCCGTGCCGGGCCGGACAACGGCGGTCCGGCCCGACGGCAATGTGATTGTCATTGTACTCATCGCCCCCCCTTAGATGCCCACGGAGCCGCCGATGGTGACCCCACCGCCGCTCACCGAGCCGCTGACTGAGCCGCTGACCCCACCGCTGCCGACCGACACGCCGACCCCGACGCCCGTCGAACCGGCCGCGCCGGTGTCAACGCCCAGGACCGAGCGCACATCGGCATAGATGTCATACCCGTTGACCTTGTAGATGTAGTTGGGAATGTCGATCTCCAGCACGTCATAACCGGCGATCGTTTTTTTGTAGTAATCAATCGCGAAGTCGCACTCGACGGTCCCCTCGCCGGCCTTGATGGTCGACGGCGTCTCGCCGATAAACCGGCCGATCATCAGGGCGCGGACCTGGTCGGTGGCGACGACGCTGGACTGCTGATAGACCTGCTGCGCTACGCGGATGGTCAGCTTGCTGGCGATCGTCGGATACATCTGCGCCAGGATGTCGGCGTTGAACGCCGCCCACTTGATCTTGGCCTCCATCTTCTCCACGCCCTGGAAGAGCTGCAGCGGCCCGATCATGGGCAGGGTCTGGTGATCGGTGGTTTTGATTTTGACCTTGACGATATCGATCTCGGTCGCGCGCCCGACGAAGTTGGCATCGTTGAGGTACACATTCGCGTTCAGGATTTTTTCAATAATCCCCGGCATCGTCCCCTCCTTTACTGCTTAAACAGGTTGGCCAGCGGCGCGATATCCAGGACCGCGTTGTAGGTGATCCGCTCTGCCGGGTAGGTCGGCGTCAGGTCGAGGCGCGCTGTGACGTGGCCGTTGGCGATCTCGGTCGGCGGGTTGTCCTCGGCCAGCACCTTGATCGTCCCCGCGATCAGCGCGCCGCGCCCCACCAGCGAATTCAGGAACGCCTGCACGGTGTCCTGCAAATCTTCGAAAAAGGCCCGGTTGATCGGCCGATCCAGCAGGTGCACCGTCCCCAACTCGATGGAGTCCTCAATCACGTCGAACTGCCGCCGGACGGCGATAAATTGAAAGTTGGTTTCCATCACCGCCGATCGGTTGCCCCAGACGCGATATCCCTCGTAGTGGATCGCCGTGACGATCTGGTTCTCATTCAAGTAGTTTGCCATCGTGTCGGCCGAATGGAACGTCAAGAATGGGATTGGCCGCTCCATCCCCGTGATCCCCAGGATCGGCTTGTTCGACGGCGAGTACCAGAAGCCGAGCTCGTTATCCGTGCGCGACATCACCCCGGCCAGGCAGGACGAGAACGGGATGGTGATCGGGTTGCCGTTCTTATCCTCGCTCGCGAGGAGCGGATAGGTTACGATGGCACGCATATTGTCAAATTCCATGCGGTACGCCAGTGCCTCTTCCAGGGTCGCGCCGACGGCCTGATCCGCGATCGCCATGGCGCGCAGCGACGTCGCCTTGGTCAGTAGGGAGTCCATGACCAGCTTGTGCGAGCTGTATTCCGGGGCGATGAGAATCTTTGGAGCGAACCCATAGATCGACGACGTATCCAGCAGCGCCTCGATGCCGGTCTTTTGGCCGGTGATCTCATCGACGCCGCCGATGATCACCGAGTTGGTGACCTTGGTCGTATCCTGGTAGTCGTATGACACACTGACGGCCTGGCCTGACGTGATCGCGCCGCCAGGGACGCGAGTGATCACACCCGTCGCGGCGGTGACCGTATAGTCCGTCCCCGCGACATAGGTGACGGTCTCGCCGGCGTTTTTCACCACGACGTTCGCGACATGCGGATGGGCGAGCGTCAGTATATCGGCGGTCGCGTCGAAGGTCGCGGCCTCGCCGGTCACGGCGGTCTTGTGGACGGCCGGATCCAGCGCGTTCACCACGACGACAAACCCAATATTGTCGCCCTGGGCCAGGATCGCGTCCAACGCCATCGGAATCGTGTAGCCGTCGGCCAGGCCGCCGAACTTGGTGATGGCGTCGGTGCGGTTCATGACCAGGGTCGGGGTGTTGACCGGCCCCTTGGGCGCCGACCCGACCAGGCCAATAATGGCCGACCGCACCATCTGGATCGGGTGGAACGGCGCCGACTCAATAAACTCAAATCCGTGCAGGAAGCTCGCAGGCATCTGTCCCTCCTATGCGTGTCGCTCGTTACGCAGTGTATACGGCGCCAGCAGCTTCTGCGCCACCAGCCGCGCCACTACCTTGTCACCGCTCGGCAGCGTCACGACCTTCCCGGGGTGCAGCGTCACCGTCTGCCCGCCGATCGCCTGACTGCTGATCACGTCGCCCACGTACTGATATTGCGCCGTCGCCGCGTCGGCAGTCGGCGTCGTGAGTGTCTGGTCTGTCGCGGTCTGCTCGTCCTTTTTTGCCATCGTCCCCTCCTACAGTGTCGGTTGATCGTCGGCGTAGCCGACGCCCTCGGTATACTCGATCTTGGGCCGTGTGCGCGCGGGCTCCGTATGCGCCATACTCGTCTCAAACGCCGTCGCGTACTCCCAGATCCCATCGGCGTAGTTCTTAAACTCCTCTGTCGTCGGATGCAGAGGCGGGCCGCCCGGGATGCGGAAGCCGGTCAGCGCTGTCCGGACGGCATCCAGCAGGTCCAGCAGCCCCGCGTGATCGCCCAGCTTATGCAGGTTGCGGACGAGGCTGACCACCTCGACCGTCACTGTCTGCTGCTGTGCGACGACATCGGTCGGGTCTGGCGGACCGAATCGGCTGCCGGTATAACGGACCAGCAGCGCGCCCGCCGGGTGCTTGAGCTGATAACTCTCCGGCTTGTCCGGATAGGCGTCCACCACCACATCCTGGATCCGCGACCGTAGTCGGTCGATGATCGCGGCCTCAATCTGGACAATCGGAATGTACGGCATCAGGCCGCCTTCGCCAGTGCCTGGCGCAGGATCTCGCCGATGGCCGCCCAGTCGCCGCGCGAGACCCCGATAAACGGCCGGGGCGGGATCGCCACCTTCGGCCTAAGCAGAAACAGCGGCTTTACGCCGCCCTTGCCGGTCCGCTGCAGGATCATCCCTTTGCGCACAAACGTATTCGCGTAGCTGCGCGCGGTGCGCGTCACGCCGGGGAGCGGGATCGTCAGGAACTTCCCGTGCGTCGGGACGATATCCGGCAGTGCGCCGCCCTTACCCTGGGTCCCGAACTGATGCACCAGGCCATAGACCAGCCGCGTCCCCAGCGCAACCTGATCGCGCCCGGCCTCGTACGCATACCCAAGCCCCGGTCGCGCCAGGTGTCGGCCGGAGAGCGGCGAGCCGCCCCGTTGCGCCGACTGGGCGAACGCGCCCACGGACGGCCAGCTTCGGCCCGACGGATCGACCGCCGACTCGAACCGGCGCGAGGTCGAGGTCATCAGCTGCTCGCCGATCTGCCGCATGATGGGCGTCAGGTCGGAGACCCGCCGCAGCAGCGCGTCCATGATGCGCCGCGCCTCGCGGTCGTCCCATTTCACCTCAACCCGGATCCCCGGCATTAAAATCCTTCCGTGCTGTCGCGCGTAAAGCGCCGTTCGCTCGCCACCATCGCGGGCGGCGGGCTCGCCTGTTCGGATCGCGGCAGGCCCAGCGTCACCGTCCCCTGCGCGATATTGTTCAACAATTTTCTGGCCGCCTCGGCCTGCGCCTTGCGCGCATCGGTCACCAGATCGCGTCGGTTATACAGATTCCAAATCGCCAGATCCACCGTCAGCCGTCTCACCAACGCCGGTGGATTCGGCAGCGGCACCGGATGGCGGGTCCCAATGTAGCCGTCCACCTCGGCCTGGGCGTCGGCGAGTGCCCGCTCGATGAC